TGCGCCCGGAGGAAAAGTGCTGGTGCGGATGGGGCCTTGTTGGCCGCTGCCCGACGCCGAGCCCTTGCTCGCCAGATGTGACGATGGCTGATCGGCTCAAGGCGACTTGCGAATGCGGCGGTTATCCCGGCAAGCCCAGTGCCACGATGTATCACCGCCCCGGATGCGTGAAGAGGGGGGGTAGCATGAGCGACGAATTCCTGCCGATGGATCACGTACGCGTGAAAGCGACCGGAGAAGAGCTGTACGTCAACAGCGCGCATTACGTCTGCCTGAAGACCGGTGTGCCGCGTCAGATGTTCAGCATTTGCCGTTTTGTGCCGAAGGGTGAGGCACCCCCACTCTTCTACGCCGACGAGTGCGAGCTGATCCACCGCTGCGAATTCAAGCCGTACAAGGGCATCAGGCGCTGTGACTGCGGCCAGGTCTATACGACGATGGCGGATTACATGTTGCCGCGCGGCGAAGTGAGTTGGAATTGACGCTCTAAAAATATTTTCTGGAAGGTGTTGTAAACCAGGAAGCATTCGTGTAGGCTGTTGACTTGTGGAGCCCGAAATGCGCCCACAGAATCCATAGCCCGCCAGGTGAAAGCCTCGCGGGCTTTTTCCATTTCTGGCCATCATGAAATTCCCCACCCCTCAAGAATCCCGCGCATATGGGAATCCCGAGGATTGGTATGCGGCGAAACAGGCGGAAGCCGCGAACAAGGCAGCGCGCGCGATAGAAGCAGCGAAGGAATCGGCGGTGAACGCCCCTAAGCGCCCTATCCTGACGCTCAAGTCCCGCAAGACGGATCAAGACTGGAGCGAGGCTCGCCAGGCCGCAGAATCACTTTTCACCCCGCCGCGGACCATTCGTGAGCCGCAAATCACCCGCCGCGGTGCAACGCCGCTCGACCCGGTGCGCCGGGAAGAATTGAGTAAGCCATGACCGCCCAAGATCTGATCGACTCCCTAGAGCGCGATTTGACCCGCGCAGGCAAGGTGATAGACCCGGCGTTGCTGGCTTCGTTGATCGCGAGGTTGGACGAACTGCGGCGACAGGTGGCGTGATGGCTACCCGGCGCAAGAAGATTCCGATCGCCGAAGTGCGCACCGAAATATGCCGGGAATGCCGCTGGGCAGACTTCGAAAAAGACGTAATCAAGTGCCGGCGATACCCGCCGAAGCCCGTATTCGACGGCTCGGATGGGTTCGTGGATAGCTACATACCGACCGTTTCCGCCGATGGGTGGTGCGGCGAGTTTTGCGGGAAACTTTCATCTTAGGGGCTTTTGTGGCGAAAACCTATGACGCACGACTGCGGGAATGGGCGGACGCACGCGAAACCTCGTTTCTGGATGCCGTAGAGAAGCACGCATCGCCCACGGCTGCGGCTGCGGCTGTCGGAGTGCATCACAGCGTGCTGATTCGCGCGCTGGATAGGCTGGAGAAGCGGGCGGCGAAGGTCGGCTGGTCTCCGGGCCACGACATGACCCACGTCGTTCCTGACGGCTTTCTCGTCAAGGGCGTGAGCACCTATTACGACGACGAAGGCAAGCCCCGCGGCCAATGGGTCAAAAGCGCCGTCAATCGGGAGCGCCAAGAAGAGATTCTGCGCGAGGCATTCGCAGCGATGGCGGAAACGCTGCCGCGCGTGACGCCTGTTCCAATGCCGACTGGCACGAGCAATGCGCTCTGCAATTTGTACACGTTCACGGATTACCACCTCGGCATGCTGGCGTGGGGCAAGGAGACCGGGGCCGACTGGGATCTGAAGATCGCAGAACGGACGTTGGTCGCAGCCTTCGCGCACATGATTGATGCAGCGCCAAAGGCGAGCACGGCATTCATCGCGCAGCTCGGCGATTTCCTGCATAGCGATGGGAGTGGCGGCATGTTGCCCGTGACGCCCCTCCACTCGAACATTCTTGACCAGGACGGGCGATACTCGAAAATCGTAGGCGTGGCCATTCGCGTGCTGCGCCGTATCGTCGATTTCGCGTTGGAGCGCCATGAGAAGGTTGTCGTGCTGATGGCAGAGGGCAACCACGACCTCAGTTCTAGTGTATGGCTTCGCGCCATGTTCCGCGCGCTCTACGAAAATGAGCCGCGCGTTCAGGTGATCGACTCGGAGTCGCCCTACTACGCATGGCAGCATGGTACGAACATGCTTGGATTCCATCATGGTCACCTGACCAAGAAGGAAAACATGCCACTGCTATTCGCCTCGAAGTTCCCGGCAATGTGGGGAGCCACGACGAAGCGGGTGATTCACACGGGCCACCAGCATCACAAAGACGAGAAAGAGCATAACGGCGTGACGGTCGTGCAGCATCGGACGCTAGCCGCGAATGATGCCCATTCTGCTCGCCACGGTTATGTCTCGGAGCGGTCGGCCCAAGCAATCACATACCACGCTCAATACGGTGAAGTGGCGCGAAACATCGTGACGCCTGAGATGTTCGAGGAAGCAGCGTGAGACAAGACAAGCGACCGATCCACTGGCCGAACAACGACGGCTAAATCCCCTCCCCAAGGACGAATATCCCTGGGATGGGGATAGAAACGAATATTGCGAAGTAGCCAGGTGGTACGGCAGCGCACTGTTAATGCGCCCTTCGGGGGTTCGACACCCTCCTTCGCAGCCAGACAATTGCCGGGTAGCTCAATTGGTAGAGCAGCGGGTTTTGATCCCGTTGGTTTCTGGTTCGAGTCCAGATCCGGTTGCCAAACACGGGTGGTAGCGCAGGGCGCAGGACGGATTCCAAATCCGAGCCGGGTATCGTTCGATTCGGTCACTGCCCGCCAGAGGAAAGCTCCGGTACGCACGCCGGCGAGTGGGTGCAGAGCCCGCGCCAATTCTGCGCACAATCGCGCTCACCAATCGCAACGCCCAACTGGAATGAGCAAAATCATGCGCGAGTTGAACTGCCTGATGGGTGAGCTATGTAACATCAACGCTCGCAATGCGTGGCTATGGTCGCAATACTCCAAGCAATGTTCGGTATGTTGGGATACCTGCGCGCTGGCGTTTTTTGGACTGTAGCGCCTTTCTGCGTGCGCCTCTAGCGGGCGTAGGCACGAAGGCGAAACGTAACCGGTAGCGCGCGCCGATAGGCGGGTATGTGCCCATGCGGACCGGTCTGAGTAGCTTTCTTTAATCTGCGTTTATAGGGGACGCAAATGGCTCAACTGACGAAAAACCTTTTCGAGTATGCGTTTCAGCGCGCAATGGACGCTGCACACAGCAGCGCCGTTAGCGGCGGCGCAGAAAAACACTGCGTGGAAGCCGCTGTCTCGGTGATGAAGGCAGCGAAGGCCGCCGCAGAGCTGGTGGAATACGGTGCGCCGATGGTTGCCGACAAACTCATTGTCAAGTAACCCATTCCCTTCAGTCGATACCCTTCGGCTTTCGCCCGCTGGGGCGTTTCTATATAGTTGAGAACCGAGCATGATCCCGACTTTCGATTTCCAGCCGGACGGCTCGTTTAACCCGACGCCGACCTGCAGCACGAGCGTTGCTGTCACGACTGCGGTTCAGCAACTCACATTGCCGGCGTCGCTTGTCCAGAATGGCACGATGCGCCTGTTGGTGAGCGGGACGGCTCAAATCGCGTGGTGTTACGGGGCGAACAACAATCTCACGATGGGCAACGGCCTAAACATGCTCGCCAATACGGTTGAAACGTTCGGAATTCCGACTGGCGTTACGCAAATCAGCGTGATTGGTGCCTCGACAGGGTCGACGGTGTATGCGTCGGTTGGGGTTGGGTCATGAGTCTACGTGCCGCTTCCAGTAACTCGGTTGGCTCCGCAGTCAATCTGACCGGGAAAACGGCCTCAATCACGGCCACGGCGCTCGCATCCAGTGTCGCCGCAGGAATCTACCGAGTCACGGTGGACATGGTGACGACTACAGCAGGATCGGCTGGCACGGTCACCGCGACGATCGCCAGCAACAACGGCACTACGGCATTCAACCAGACGACGAATACTCTTTCGCTGTCGGCGACGGGCGAGTTATCGACAACGTTCACGCTCTACAGCGCGGCGAACCAGAACATCAATTACTCGACGACCGTTGCTAGTGCGACCGGATCGCCGCAGTATGCGGTGAGATTTCGCTTGGAATATCTCGGCTAAACAAAGGAAGGGCTCCATGCCCATGAGGGTATGGCGAAATCTACCTACTCGCCCGCCATCGCGACCAAAATCTGCGAACTGATCGTTGACAACAAGACGCTCCGGGAAATCTGCGAGATGCCCGGAATGCCTGATAAATCAACGGTTATGCGCTGGTTGGCCGATGATAAAAAGTCTGACTTCCGCGACCAGTACGCACGCGCGCGCGAGCTTCAGGCCCAAGCGTGGGAAGACGAGATCATCGAGATTGCCGACGATGGCCGCAACGACTGGATGGAAGTGCTGAGCAAGGAAGGCGATTCGGTAGGCTGGCGAGTGAATGGCGAGGCGATCCAGCGCTCACGCCTTCGCGTCGATGCGCGCAAATGGATCATGTCCAAACGCATGCCGAAGAAGTACGGCGAGTCGAGAGACGATGGCGGCGAACAAAAGGATGTGACCGTTCACGGTGGTCTTCCCGATTAGCGACGCAAACGCAACAATAAAATTATCGGGATGCAAGATTCCCGAGTGAGTATCCGGGCAAGTTGCCTGATCGTTGCGATACAGACAACATGGCCGATATTTACCTGCCTACACTGCACAGCGGGCAGGCGGAAATCTACCGCAAACGCGGGCGATTCAACGCCGTGCGGTGTGGGCGCCGGTTCGGCAAGACCCAACTGCTTATCACCCTAGCGGCCAATGGCGCCGCCAAGGGAAAGAAGATCGGCGTATTCACGCCCGAGCACAAGCAGTTGCTTGAGCCGTTCGATGAGATCGTCCAGATAGTTCAGCCGATCAAGCGGCGCTCCAGCAAGGTCGACGGCGAAATTCGCACGACCACCGGAGGCTTGGTTGACTTCTGGCACGTCAACGACAATCCTCTGGCTGGCCGGGGGCGTGAGTACGATTGGGTTCTGCTAGACGAAGCGGCGTTCGCTAAGAACGGCCAGATGAAGCAGATCTGGGAGCGGGCAATCAAGCCTACGCTCTTGACCCGTCGCGGTGGCGCATGGGTGTTCTCGACGCCGCACGGGATCGACGAGGAAAACTTCTTCTGGGCGGCCTGCAATGATCCCAAATTGGGATTCACGCAGCACCATGCCCCGACCGCTGCGAACCCCTATGTTCCCGCCGAGGAACTAGAACTTGAGCGCGAGCGAACGCATCCGCTTGTGTTTCAACAGGAATACGAGGCGGAATTTACCGATTTCTCGGGCGCCGCGTTCTTCTCGCTCGATAAGCTCACCATCGACGGCAAGGGTGTTCCGTACCCTCTTCATTGCGATGGAGTCTTCGCGGTAGTCGATTCCGCGATGAAAGACGGATCAGGCAATGATGGAACGGCCGTTGCCTATTTCGCACTCTCGAAGCATGCCGGCCATCCTCTGGTCGTTCTCGATTGGGAAATATTGCAGATCAATTCGGATCTGCTCACAACCTGGCTGCCTAACGTCTTCGCCAATCTCGAACATCTGGCCCAAGTAACAAAGGCGCGACACGGCGCAAGTGGAACGTTCATTGAAGACAAGGCAAGCGGGATCACGCTGAATCAGTATTGCGCCCGCGTTGGCTTGCCTGCCGAACCGATTGACGGCGATATCACCAGTATCGGAAAGGACGGGCGCGCCCTCGCCTCATCCGGCGCCGTCTACCGCGGCGAAGTCAAATTCTCGGCCCATGCCTACGACAAGGTGATGGATTACAAGGGCCAGTCAAAAAATCATCTCGTGTCACAGGTTGTCGGCTATCGCATCGGCGATAAGGATGCGGCCAAGCGCGCTGACGATTTGGCCGATGCTTTCATGTACGGCGTCATCATTGGCCTCAACGGAGGCGACGGCTTTTAACTCGGTTCCCACATGGCAGAAATCACTATCACAGGTTCGGCGCTCTCATCGAGCCTGATGGATCTGCTCATGTGCGATGACCTGGTGCCGGGTAGCGACCCCAGCTACCAGATGGCTAAAGTCATCTACGCGTATCACCCGCTCGGCTCAAAAATCGTCGATCAGCCGATCAAGATCGCGATGTCGCAGCCGCGGAAAATCTCCATTCCGGACAGCCCGGAAGAGAGAATCCGCGAGGCTTTCGAGCGCAAGTGGGCTGAGATCAATGCTGACACGTACATTGCGAACACCTGGCGACTCGGCAAGATCTACGGTGCCTCGGCGATTGTGTTCGGCGCAAACGGTGTTGATACTGACAAGCCGATCCCGCCCGAGAAACTGGCGGGGCTGGAACTGTACTTCAATACCCTCGATCCGCTGAATACGGCGGGCTCGCTGGTGCTGAATCAGGATCCGAATGCGCCCGATTTCCAGAAGCCGACCCTGGTCACGGCAGCCGGCCAAACGTACCATCCGTCGCGCTCGCTCGTTTTCTTCAACGAGTCGCCGCTGTACATCGAATACACCAATTCGGCTTTCGGCTATACGGGCCGCTCGGTCTATCAGCGCGCCCTCTATCCGCTGAAGTCGTTCGTCCAGACGATGATCGCGGATGACATGGTGGCCCGCAAGGTCGGCGTCATCGTGGCGAAGATGAAGCCTGCGGGATCAATCGCTGACCGTGCGATGGCGGTCCTGCAAGGCATCAAGCGAAATGTTGTCAAGGAAGCGAGCACCAATAACGTCATCAACATCACGCCGGAAGAAGCGATCGAAACGCTGAACCTGCTGAATGCTGATGGGGCATTGACGACGGCGCGCAAGAATATCCTTGAGAACATCGCCGCGGCCGTTCCGCAGCCGGCCAAATTGCTCAACTCCGAATCGTACGCCGAAGGGTTCGGCGAGGGCACGGAAGACGCGAAAGACCTGATCCGCTACATCAAGCACGAGCGCGAGACGGTTCAGCCGCTCTATCAGTTCTTCGACAACATCGTTCAGCGGCTGGCGTGGACTCCGGAGTTCTTCGAGACCATCCAGGCGACGGTGCCCGAATACAAGGGCATGAAGTACGAAGAGGCGTTCTATCAGTGGAAAAACGCCTTCTCCGCTGAATGGCCCTCGCTGATGGAGGAGCCCGAAAGCGAGCTTGTGAAGGTCGAGAAAGTGAAGTTCGAGGCGTTGACCGCGGCGCTCGAAGTTCTCCTGCCACAAGCCGATCCGCAAAACAAGGCGCGTCTCGTTGAGTTCTTCGCAAACAACCTGAACGAATCGAAGCGCCTGTTCTCGAATCCGCTTGTGCTGGACTACGACGAGCTGGCGAACTATGAACCTCCGCAACCTGCTGCCGAGCCCAGCGAACCCCGCCCGCACAATATCTGATGGCCTCCCAATCGTTCTTTCAAACCATCACCGAGGCAATCCGGGATTTCGAAGAGAACGGGTTTGATTCGGTGGAGCGCCTTCAGTATTGGACTGATCGAATCCGCCGCGCTGCTGCTGAATCCCTCGTGCCTGAAAGCGTGCTGAACGAAGAGCTGAAGCGGACGCTCGGCGGGATTTACAAGCGTCTGATTGACGATGGCCAGATCCTCAAGGCACATCAAGGCGTCTCTCGGTTCACGGTTGACCGCCTGAAGCCGCAGTTGCGCACTGAGCTTGACCGGCGCCTGATGGTCTCGCGCAATCTGATCAAGCTGAATCGTCAGCAGATGATCGAGAAGACGACCCAGCGCTTCGCGGGCTGGGCATCGTCGGTTCCGACTGGTGGCTCTCGCGCGGTGGATGTCAAGGATGTCAAGGACAACGTTCGGAAGGCGCTGACATCGCTTCCATTCGAAGAGCGGCGATGCGCTATTGATCAGGGCGCAAAGTTCGTCTCTGCGCTGAACGACATCATCGCAACGGACGGCCGTGCAATCGCTGCCATCTGGCATAGCCGATGGAGGCAGCCGGGTTATCGCTATCGCCCCGATCACAAGGAGCGCGACAAGAAGGTTTATGCGATCCGCGGGAATTGGGCGCTTCAGGAGGGCTTGATGAAGGCTGGCCCCGCTGGTTACACGGACGAGATCACGCAGCCTTGCGAAGAAGTGTTCTGCTCGTGTTCGTATCAGTACATCTACTCGCTCCGCGATCTGCCTTCCGAGATGCTGACCCGCAAGGGCGAAGAATCCTTAGCCGAAGCCCGAGCCAAAATCGCTGCGATGAGAAAGTGACATGCCATTAGAGAAAGGATCATCGCAAGAGGCGATCAGTAAGAACATCGAGACCGAGCGGGCCGCGGGAAAGTCTGAGAAACAGGCCGTCGCGATTGCCATGCGCGAGGCAGGCAAGAGTAAAGCCGACTCCGAGAAGATGAAGGCGGCCGGCACGCTCATCATTGCTGATGGCAAAGTGCTGTTTCTGAAGCGCGGCCCCGATGGCGATCATCCTGGCGAATGGGCTCTGCCTGGCGGGAAGGTCGAAGATGGCGAGACGGCAGAGGAAGGCGCACGCCGCGAAACTCTCGAAGAAGTCGGCTACGAACCGCGCAAGCTGATTGAAATCGGCAAGTCGGACGATGGCAACGTGGAATTCACCACGTTCTATCACGAGTGCCGTCCGTTTGAAGTCGCTGAGAGTGACGAGAGCGATGGCTTTGTGTGGGCGCCAATCGGGCAATGGCCCGAGCCGCTGCATCCCGGTTGCCGGTTCGTGCTTGAGTCTGACGCGTTCAAGGCGATCCGCAAGGCGCACATGACGGAGACGGACCTCGCGCGCGCGATGGTCGAAGGCGAGTACGCATCGCCGCAGTTCTTCCGCAATATGTGGCTGTTCGATATCCGCATCACAGGCACAGGAACATCGTACCGGTCCAAGGATAACGAATACGTCTACCGGCCGCCCGAGAACTATTTGAACGATGAATTCCTGGCTCGCTGCAACGGCCTGCCAGTCATCGTTGACCATCCCGAGAAAGCGACGCTCGATTCGAAAGAATTCGACAGGCGCGTTGTCGGGACGGTCCTGCTGCCCTACATCAAGGGCGACGAGGTGTGGGCTGTGGCCCGCATCTACGACGAGGCGACGGCAACGCTCATGTCGAACGAGCAGTTGTCCACCTCCCCATCGGTCGTCTTTCGCAACCCCGATGTTGAAAACACCACCGCGACCCTCGACGGTGGGCAGACGTTGTTGATCGAGGGAAAACCGTGCCTGCTCGACCACATCGCAATTTGCGAAGTCGGCGTGTGGGATAAGGGCGGCCCGCCATCTGGCGTATCCACCATTAACGTTCAGGAATCTGAGATGAATGAAGACGTGAAGGCCAAGGCGGACGCCGAGGCGAAAGAAGAACTCGAAGCGCGCGCCAAAGCCGACGCGGAAGCAAAGGCCAAGGCTGATGCTGAAGAAGAGAAAGCAAAGGCCGACGCCGAGCGCTGGGACAAACTGATGTCGGCGGTCGACTCACTTTGCAAGCGTATGGACTCGTACGACGGCGAGAAGAACGACAAGAAGGCTGACGCAATGCCGGCCGCAGAATTGTCGGTTGGCGACAAGAAGGCTGATTCGGAAGACGAAAAGGCCAAGGAAAAGGAAGCTGAGGCAGAGAAGATGAAGGCTGAAGCCAAGGAAGAAGAAGCGAAGGCTGACGCCGCCGAAAAGTCGGCCCTGCTCGATCGCATCGCCAACCTCGAAAAGATGCTGGTGCAAACCGCATCGCTCACGCCGAAGCCCCTCACCGACGCCGATCACGCTGCGTTCGCTGATGCGCAGGCCAAGGCCGACAGCATCTATGGCGCGTTCGGCAAGCAAGCTCCCCGCGCCCTAAACGGCGAAGACGTCCTCGCCTATCGCAAGCGCCTCGCTGCCGGCGTGAAGTCGCACAGCGGCAAATGGGCCAGCGCGGACATCGCCAAGCTCGACGCCGCGATCTTCGAAATCGCCGAAGAAGCGATCTATGCGGACGCGATGGAAGCGGCAATTCACCCGAGCGCCGCGCCGGAAGCTGGTTTGCGCGCCGTCACCCGCGACACGGGCACGGGCCATAAGATCACGACCTTCTACGGTCATCCGAATGCATGGATGGATGACTTCCGCGCACCTCGCATGCACGGCAAGATCAACCAGCCGAACGTCAAGCATTAAGCGTCGTCGTCATCCTACAGAAGCCCGCCACTGAGCGGGCTTTTTCTTTTCTGGAAAGGAAATCATGGGAATCAATGTCCCCTTCTCCCCGTACGTGACGACGACTGCCGCAGGCTCGTTCAGCGTGCAAAGCGCTGGTTATGTCCAGGGCGTATATCAGGACGATCCTGCACTGCGCTACGAACTGCAGATCGGCACGCTTTCGTCGAGCGCAACCGTTCCCGTCTGGGGCGGTATGGCGATTTCGGAAAGCCTTGCGCCTTCGTCGGGCTATGACCGCACGCAAGGCGGCACAATCGCCCCGGCATCGGCCATCGCGAACGTCACCGGCTTTTCGGTGTTCAACAACGCCTATTCGTACCTCAGCTCGCCGCAAAGCCCGGTCCCCATCGCTGCGAATACTGGTGCGACCGTCGCGTTCTTCCGCATGGGCTCGGGTATCCGCATCCCGGTTGCGATGGATCCGTCGCTCGTTTCGCTCAATGGCGGCCTGATCACGCAGCAGGTCTCGTGGGACTTCAACAACCAGGTTCTGCAACCGTATGACGCAGCGACGGCGACGTACTCGGTGACGTCGGCAACGTCGTCGTACTCGAATGGTGTCTACACGATCGCGATCGTGATGGCCGCAGCTTCGCCGGTTGCTGGCGTGGGTGATCTGATCAACATCAGCGGCGTGACGGGCACGGGCGCAGCGCTCGTGAACGGCAATCAGACGGTCTCGGCATTCACCGACAACCAGCACTTCTCGATCCAGATCACAGCCGGTTCGGGCGCAATCGCAACGGGCGCGCTCACGGGCACGATCGTCCTGAACTACGGCACGGGCGCCCTGCCGGTCAAGATCATCGACATCAACGCTGGCAACAGCATGACTGTCTCGTACAACGCAACCACTGGCGCGGCAACCTGGAATCGTGCGGGTTACACGGCCCTCATCCAGATCTAAGGACAAAACATGGCCAATATCGTACCGGCACAGATTCGGGTCAACCCGTCTTACGTTGTTCCCGAGCTTCTTCTGCAATATCAACAGGCATCGGGCGCTTTCGACACGATCGCAACGGGCGATCCGCTCGTGCGCCTCGGTGATGGCGACCTCGCTGTCTATATCAAGCGCCTCGACGTTCGCACGCAAGTCCAGACGGGCCAGTTCGTTGCCAACGCCCTGCCGAGCTGCACGGTGGTGTACAACGAAATCAGCACGCCGACGTACATGATCCGTTCGCGCGCTGAATACGACCACCACGACACAGCCGCTCTCGGTCGCGTCGGTGCATCGACGGTCGAGGCGCACCGCCTCGCCATGCGTCAGGGCACGTTCCAGCAACAACGCAACCTGCTTCTGTACGGCGCAAACCCGGCGAACGGTGAAGGTCTGCTCAACGCGAACGGCGCAACGGCACTGAATCTGCCGGCTGACCCGAGCGGCAACACGACTATCAGCACGTATGACAACGGCGCGCTGGCGTTCTTCCTCGCCCAGCAAATCGCTGCGATCAAGACGCGCACGATGACCGTTGGCGTCCCGGCCCGCTTCACGGTGCTGACGACCCAGCGCATCATGCAGGCGATCAGCTATTACGGCATCGTCCAGCTTACGCAATATCAGCGTGAAGGCGCGGGTTCGAAGTCGATCCGCGGCCTCGTGGATGACGTGGCGGGCTGGAATCAGGACGAGATCACGTGGACTTGCGATGACACTCTCCTGGGTAAGGGCGCGGGCGGCACGGATCTGATCATCATCTCGATGCCGGAAGTGAAGAAGAACCGCGTGAACAAGGTCAACACGAACGTGTTTGCCGAACTCACGCCGGGCCTCGACGCCTGCTCGCTGCAACTCGTTGACCGCGCAGCCCCGACCGAGATCATTGCGCCGCTCCCCGCAGGTGCTGTCGATGTCGTGTCGGAACTGCGCTCGACTGCTGGCTGGGCGCCCCGCCCCGAAGCAATCAGCATCATCTCGGCCGGCTTCTAACGGTCATGTCCGCGGATAGGTTGCGCAACCGATAAGCACGCCCCCTGTCGTGTTTCCGCGGACTCCATTACAGGGATTAACCAACAGGGAACATCATGCCGCTCTTCGTTGCGAATCTGACCAAGCATAATTTCCAGCTTCATTTCTGGACTGAGCGCACCCAGCGCCCAATCTTCGTCGAAATCCCTCCGGGCCAGCAAAAGAGCATCTACCCGGAAGGCTCCCGAGCAGATCACGAAAGCATCGTGAATCAGCACAAGATGTATGGCCTGATTCCGGTCTCGGAAGTCGACCGCGTGAAGGGCTTTATTGGTCAGTGCTATCAGTTCGATACGCCGATCCCGCTGCATCGCCTCGAAGAAACCATGACGAACAACGAAGATGTGTTGGTCGACGAGGCGACCGAGCGCCGCAAGGAAGCCGCTGCATCGTCGGATGACCTGATTCGTCGCGCCGCACAAGAGACCGATTCAAAGATCGCTTCGTTTGAAGTCGAGATCGAAGAAGTCGAGCAGAAAGGCGTCGAAGCCCAAGTGCACGAAATCATCACGGTCGGCGAAGAAAAGCCGCAACAATCTGAACGTCGCCGCGGTCGTCCGCGTCGTAGCTAACCATGTGCACACCCTGCTTCCCCCCTCTGCCTGGCGCGGGTGTGCTCGCTCCGTGGCAGACGAAGACAACGCCGAATGTGACGGACCTGTACACGTTTCTGCAAACGATCGTACAGGTTCCGTCCAGCGCCTTGCCTACCAATAGCCCATATCTCTCGTGGGCACTGAGCTACGCGGAAGAAAAGACGTTGCTCGTCCTGTATGCAGTTGGGCAGGACTATTACTGCTTCGCGGTCTACCTGCTGGCGACGTCGTTTCTGATCAACTGGTGCCCGGATCAGCCTGGGCAGCAGTTTTTCACGAACCTGCGGAGCCAGTGGAATCTGACGGGCTTTGTCGGCGGCACCGTTCAGTCGTCTGCTGACCAAGCGACGTCGGAATCACTGCTATCGCCGGAATTTTTGAAGGGCCTCACGCTGGATCAGCTCCAGGCCTTGAAAGACCCGTACGGGCGCCAATTCTTGTCCATGCAACAGGGTCTTGGAAACATTTGGGGCTTGTCTTAAGGTGAATCATGGCAGCAAAGGAATTCGACGCGCCCATGACGGCGGGTGGCGGGAGTTACGCCCAACGCCCGTCTACGGCGATGACGGTGCCGCCTGCCAAGATCACACTGCACCTCGGGGTGATTGATGTCCCGTATTCGGCGCATGAGCATGCCGAGAAGGTTCCGCAGGCGAAGAAAGGAAAAGCCAACAAGCCTGTGAAGGCTTCGTCTGGCGCCACGATCACGACTGGCGACGTGGCCGAAATCCTCGAAGAGAAGTACGGCATCCTCGATTCATTCGCATTCGCGCGCCTTCCCGACATTGCCAAGACGCTCGAAAACTCCATAGCGGGCGAACTCGAAAACCTGATGATGGGCGCCCCCGTAACGGGTAGTCCATTCAAAGGCGCTGAATCCTCGATTGCCACGATGATGAAGCAGTTCGTCTCGTCTCAAGCGGTCGAGAGCATGGGCATCGCAGGCGTTCCGACGCAAGCCGCGCTGGATGGCGTCAATCACCGCCTCAAACATCCCTATGCCAAGGGGAATCCGCGACGCCCCAGTTTTTTCGATACGCATTTGATGGTCAATAGCTACACCGCCTGGTTCGATTGAGATAGAACATGCCGTCAATCGCTGAGTCGCTGAACTCGCAAAGCCAGCTTCAGGACACGCTGGCCGCTGGCGTCAATACGCTGTCTCTCAATCAGAAGATCCAGTTTGTCCAGTATGCGAAGCAAGTAGTCTCGCAAGACGGGTATGTTTTCTGGGTGAATACCGGGGCGCCGGTCACGATTCAAGGCTCGCTGCACTACGCAACTGATCGACAGCAGAACGAAGACGAAACGATCGACGTCAACCGCGTCATATTCACGGCGCTGGAGCAGGTCGATACATTCAACCAGGCAGCACCTGACACGCTTTTCATCGCGACGTTCCAGGGCGTCCAGTTCTCGTTTCGCGCGCGCGGATCGTTCTACCAGCAAGCGAACCTGTATCACTACGAGGGTAATGCGGTCTATCCCGCCCTTGCCTCGCAGCTCATCAATAGTGCTGCGGATCTGCCGGCCGGGCCGATTGTCACAAACAGTCTGCCGATCTGGCTGACGCAAACGACACTCGGCACGGGAACAGTTCCGGTCTATGCGTCGTATCTCGTGCCGGCGAATGTTGTGCCGCCATACGTGACTGCCCATATCGAACCGTCACTAACCGAGGTCCCGTCGTTCCCGATCGACGTCTGGCCTGGAAATCCGACGCCGAAGACGGCCTTGCAGCAGATGCCGAGTACGCAACTCGCGAAAGACCGCGTGCGTCTCACGCTGTACGGCTTCACAAGCCAACAGGCGATCCAGTACTACCACAACCTGATCGAATATTCGCTCAACACAGACAATTTCGGCTTCGGCAATTCTCCCGCCATTCGGGATGAAAAACGCACACAGGCCGAACTCGGCGTGATCGCCATGAAAAAGACCATCGAAATTGATGCCTGGTACTTCCAGAGCACAGCCGATGCGATCGCGCGACGTCTCATTCTTTCCGCAGGTTTCTCCTCTTTCAACGTTTAGGGCTCCCCGCCCCGAACAAACATAGCCCGCCGCGTGCGGGCTTTTTCTTTTGGAGCGTGACATGCCCCAGGCACCCCTGAACGCAGCAACCGCAGTCAACCCGTCCGGAAAGTTCGTGATGAACGTTGTCGATGCAACGGGAAACGAATTCGTCGCATCGGGCAAGACGCCCTCGTACAACATCACGGCCGCAACGGTCGTGAAGGCTACGCCCGGTCGCCTCGTGAAGATTTCCGTGATTGTGGCCGGTTCGGCTGCCGGGACCGCGAATGATTGCGCAACCACGGGTGCCGCAGCAGTCGGCAACCAGATTGCGGCGATTCCCAACTCGGTCAGCGTCATCAATACCGATTGGCCCTGCGCGACCGGCATCGTTGTTGTCCCCGGCACGGGCCAAACGCTCGCAGTGTCGTACATCTAAGCTGGAGGCCGCCTAAATGGCAACCACCATCACTCCGACGATCGTCACAGTCAATACGACTGTCGTTCGTGCGCCGACCGTCAATCAGCTTCAGCAGAGCGGCGCAATCGTATCGTGCGGGGGCACCACATTGGCTTCTGGAACGTACCAGTATTGCGGTACGCTTCAGCAGGCTCAGGCCATTCTGGCGGCGCCTCTCGCCATTTCCGGCATGGTATGGTCGACCGGTACTGTTACGGTCACCACGTCTGCCGCAATCGGCCTCTCGACCGGCCAGACGTTCACCACGACTATCGCTGGCGCCGTCCCGACTGGCTATAACGGTACCTATGTAGCGACCGTGACCGGCGCGAGCACGTTCACGATCTCGATCGCGACGAATCCCGGCACGGAAACGACGCCCGGCACCTACACGCCGCCCTACTCGGCCTTCATCAACAACTCGGCGACGACTCACTTCGCGCAGGGCAATACGGTAGGCCTCTATGTGCTCGAATTGGGCGCACAGACGACTGCTTCTGCTGCTATCACCGCGCTGCAAACGTGGATCACGAACAACAGCAATCCGCAGGTGTTTTATGCGTACCTGCTGCCGGCTGGTTGGGATCTCGCTTCGTCGGCTGCGCTGAACACGATGACGGCGAACTACGAAAGCCCGAGTGGCCAGACGTACTTCTTCGTTACCACGACGGTTTCGAACCTGCCGACGTACGCGAACAACAAGGCAGTGCAGGCGTATGTTCCGAGCCCGACTGCCGCGACGACCGAGCATCAGGCAGCCGCAGCGTTCTATCAGTGGCTCGTCAACAATCCCGGCCCGGCGAATCCGCTTGCCCCGATGGCTTACCGCTATGTCTATGGCGTGACGCCGTGGGCGCAGGCGAATAACCAGACCAACATCAACACGGTTCTGACGAACTACGGCAACTTGATCCTGACGGGCGCTGAAGGCGGGGTCTCGACGGCCTCCATCTTCAAAGGCACGACGATGGATGGGGAGCAGGCGCAATGGTGGTACGGCGTCGACTGGTTCCGTATCAACGTCAAACAGGCGCTTGCGAACGCAGTTCTCAACGGCTCGAACAGCAATCCGCCGCTTCTGTACAACCAGCAAGGCATCAACACGTTGCTGGCGATCGCGCAGAGCGTCGCGAATTCGGCTGTGCAGTTCGGCTGTCTGTTGAGCGCAACCGTTTCCGCCGTGCCGTTCTCGACGTACACGACGCAGAATCCTGCGGACTACAACAACGGCATTTACAACGGCTTCTCGGCGACTGTGGTTGGGCAAAATGGATTTTTGACAATCACATTTGCTCTAGCAGCTACCCAATTTGTGTGATGAGGAGAAAACAAAATGGCTAATCCTTATCTCACTGCTGGGCCGTTGAACCGCGTCCGGGTCCATGTTGTCGTGGCAGCGTTTCCGACTTTGAACGTGACGCCGCAGTTCATGGGCAAGCAGTTCGCGCGCATCGAATTTGAGGGCGACTGGAACCAGCAGATCGAGACCGCCACTGGCGTCGTGAACTCGCCTGAGCCGTATGTCATGGCGACGGTCACGTGTGGCCTGCTTCGCTCGCAGGCGCTGGCTGCAAATTGGCTGGCGCAAGCGCAGAGCACGACCATACTCGGCGATGTGACGATTTACAGCGACACTTCGGCGTTCCCCGCTATCACGTTGTCAAACTGCGGAATAAGATCCATCGACCCCGGAGCTTACGACGGGACGGATCCCGTCGTAAGGCTCACATTGAGAGGCTCGTTCAACATCAACGCCGCATTGTGGTCCCCGACCTGATATATAATCAGGTAGCGCAGCTATCCCGACGGGGAGAAAAGCAGGTTTGACCGCCTGCCTGCTGCGCCTCCAAACGGTCATCCTCTAGTCAAGGATAAACATGAATGTCGATACCGGCATTTACAGCATCACGAATGTTGTAAACGGGAAGCGCTACATTGGTAGCGCAAAGTCATTTGCCCGTCGGTGGAAGAGGCATCGTTACGAACTTCGCGCCGGCAATCACCACTGCGAACCGCTTCAGAGGGCGTGGAATAAATACGGAGAAGATTCGTTCCTTTTCGAGAAAATAGCTCTCTGTCCGGTTACAGATCTTCTGGCTGTTGAGCAAAGCCGGATTTCCTCGCTCACTCCCGAATACAACATATGCCAGATTGCTGGTAGCAATATTGGCATCAAGCGTAGCCCCGAAACACTTCGCAAAATGTCGGCTTGGCAAAAAGGCCGAATCATTAGTGAGGAGCAGCGCATTCAAATTGCCGAGACTCTAAAAGGTCGATATGGAGGCGGAAAGAATCCAGCGGCTCGAAAAGTCGTTTGCCTTGAGACTGGCCAAGTATTCCCTAGTTGTCTCGATGCGGCCAAATGGGCTCAACCATCCACGGGCAAGTTGAGTAGTATCAGCGCGGCATGTTCTGGTACGATCAAATCTGCGTACGGATATACGTGGAAATATTACGGCGATCCGGATAAGCCACTGCACAACCCGGATAGCCGGAAAGGCGATAGGGCGCAAAACGCAAAACCTGTTGTATGCATCGAGACTGGCCGGGAATTCGGATCGTGCAAATCTGCGGCGCATTGGCTCATATCCATCGGAAAATTAAAAGCAACCAGTTCTATGATTGGCGCTGCCGCCAAAGGAAAGAAGAAGACGGCATTCGGGTACACCTGGAAATGGGCTGACGGCCCAGAAAAGGTATCGCTCGTAGGTATCAACAAGAGCGGCGGCAATAGTTCCCACGCAAAGCAGGTGTTATGTGTCGAGCTTGAAAAGCTTTTCCCATCTGGCATAGATGCAGTCCATTGGCTACGTGAAAACGGGCATCCAAAGGCATCGAACGCTGCAATCACACAAGTCTGCAACGGAAATCAGAAAGTGGCCTACGGATTTCACTGGAAACGCGCCGAGTAGTCCGAACCACACGAAATAAAGCCGCCCACTGAGGCGGCTTTTTCATTTGCGCCGCGGCTAGAGTCGCCCTCGAACGCCAGCACCTTACTGGTTGCCGCGGCACCTCATAAGGATTGACAGAAGGAGTCAATATGCGTGTGAATGAACAGCGGGCGCTCGTCTTGCCCGTGGTGACCGATACGGTCACGAAGAAGGTCGACGACAAAGACGTGCAGGAAGAAGTTGTCCGCGTCTATGCCTTCCATACACCCATCTCGCGAGAAGTTTTTGAGGCGAACTTCCGGGTATTGGCCGCCACAAAAGCAGCGCTCTCAAGCCGCGGCGTTCACTACCTCCACAACATGGGGCCGCGAATCGCAGCGCTGACACTGCGAGATGAGGGCAAGCGCGATGCCGCATCGCGCGGCATGTTCGATAAGGATGGCAATGTCATCGATGCGGAGACTGATGCTTTCTTTGCCGAACTGAAGCGCCTCACGCTGATCCTTTGCCCTGGCCAGCATGGGTGGGAACAGATTCCGGTAGACGCAGCCCTATCGAGCGGAAAGGTCGATGCGGAAGACGTGCAGGAGGCGCTTGCGAGCATTGTTTTTTTTACCTGCCTCTATGCGATGGCGAAGAAGGCGGATCGCGAATCGACGGCGAGAGTGGTGGCTACAGCCCTGGATGCGTCGATTACATCCTCGGCACCTACAGAATTTCTCGCTTCTTTGCCGAACTCGACGCCGGCGCAACCTACGACAAGCCCACGATCCTCGATTCCATCCTGAGATGGGCGACGACCGAAGGATTCGTGGAGACATTTGAGCGGTACGAAACTCCATATCGTTCCGCTCTTGAATATCGGCAGCGCTACCTCATTGAATCCTTGAAACGCTCATGACAGCAAAG